CTTCCTATTACTCATCGCCAACGCCACACCAGCTTGCTGGTATGTCGTTTCGTATACCGACTGACTGAAAAGGCCGACATTTCCTCATAAGAGGGAGATGTGGCCCCTGAATGTCCAACAGAGAGATCCGTAGACGGTCTTTGAGCCTCGGTGAAATACCGGAGCAACATCGACCATCCGTCGATCTCATGATTGACTGAAGGGGACGTTACAGTACGAAGGAAATATTGCCTCTTTTGGAGGTTTTTATTCCAACGCCACTTAAACGATCCATGTTCAGCAGGTGCTACTCGAAGATGCGGAACGTTTTTACAAACCTTCGCATCCGGGATTGGTCCATATATATGGATCAGTCGAGCTACGATATACTCGTAGGTCGTGTAGTACTGCCTATCCCAATATGCATTAGCATAGCTAATCCAACTGGTATAGACGTCAGGACGAGGTGACTCATCCCATACAGTCCTTAAACGGACTGGAGTAACGTTAACGCCTTTGAAGGCGTCGACGCCACACGACTCCCGAAAGGAGCCGTTGGTGCAACTCTTGCTCTGGTTAATCTTTAAACCAAATAGCTCGAGTACGGTCATTGCGCTCTCAGCGTAAGCTGTTGGAACAATGACGTCATCACCGTATACGTGTATTGATTCGGGTAGGTCATGCCTTTTAAAAAGGTCACGATTCATTCCCATATCATACGCGTCGAGGATGGCAGCCGTTAGGATACTCCATATAGTAAGAGCCATTACGGGAAAGCATAATGCTGACCCCATTGGCGCGAACTTGTTTAGAGTTATAGTCCTTCCGTCTGGCAACCTTGTGGATAAGGATCTAGTCGCTTCCATACACCCTAAAAGGGGCTCTGGAAAGATTAGGCGAACCAGGTCCAAGTGAACGCGATCAGAGGCCTCCTTGAGGTCTAAGGTCGCGTACTTACCATTATGCGAGCCCAATAGGGCCGCTTTTTGGTTAGGTACTTGGTTTGTGAAGAATACGCTATACTTTGTTAAGTTATGCGATTCCACCCTGTCTACAATTGCCCTCATCAATCCCTGCTGTATCCATTGAAAATCAACGGGTTCGCAGGAGATCAAACGAGGACCACGAGCATCTTTCGGAACCAGGATAACCTGGGCCGGAAGGTCCTCCGTCTTCACCGCCTCGAAAGAGGTGAAGGAGTCACTAACGTGTCCAAGCGATGCGCAGAAATACGCATCGAAGGGATACTTATTAGTGATTCGCTCTGCCACATTAGTCCATAGAAACTTCTCCCAGAGCTGTTGCTTAGTTGCAACAACACCGGGACCGTGACTGGGAGTAATGTCGTAGGGATCGAAGCCAAGGAATACCCTATTAAGGAGTTCCTTCGCTTGTGTTAGAATGCGAGCTTTTAAGAACATCTCGGAGTCGGGCTTGTTTAGGAATCCTAAACGAACCAAACGTCGCGAGGAAGCTCTGCTCTCATTATAGAACAACATATCTAGTCGCATTTCAGCGAACGTAGAAGTGAGTGTAGAAAGTTCATCTTCGGCTTTAATAAAGTCGTCGATTACTTTTTGTTCTTGCTTATCCTGATAAGGGAGCTTGTACTTGTAAAAACAGCACAAGATATCCCTGATCATACGAACGCAGTCAGCGTCCGGATTCGGAAGCAATGTTCCATCTGATCGGAACACCAGACTAAAGAGCTCACCTAGAAATCTAGGAAGCTTACTGCCTCTGATGGTTGTAAAGCCAACAGAAGTAGGGTTTAGTTTAGTGGATCCTGCAAGCACGTGACAAATGTGCTTGTCGAGACGGGACAAGGACTTCGTTAGAAGTCCAATGCCTTCCAGCCGGTACCTTCGCTTCAACACTTTTAGAGTGTTGCGAAGGGCCCGTGTGTTGAACACCTCTCCGTAACGCAAATGAGCGTCATGAAGAAGTGCGGCGATGAGTTCGAACTCATCTAGGCTCTTATTGCACACCATATGGTAATGCTCCTAGAGCTGTACAGCACACTTCATGATTCACCAACGAACAATGACACATGACTCAAGATGAACTCGAGACCAGGCGTCAAGCCCCAGACATCAGTCCCATGCAGGCCAGAATTATTTCAGATGTGCTCCTTCTTATGAAGTTGCAAGGTCTGAAACACTCTAGCCAGCTGAATCCTGCTGCCTTGGTGGCGGTTATCCAGAAAGCCCTAATCAGTGATTAACGACATAGTCAAAACCATATCGGAAACCGTGAAAAGTTTAGCCGACGGGACCACAATTTCTTATGGCCCCATTAAGCTAGCTTTCAAAGAACACCGACGTAAGACCCTCGAAAAGAAGGCTTTACGTAGAACGTCTCGGTTAAAACGACACTAAACTGTGCCGTTTACGAGAGCGTCGGCTCCGTTACCCGTGTTGTCAAACAAAACAGTAGTTGCAGCGCCAGTTGTGGCGAGCAAAGACATTAGGTTTGCCATCACATTCTTCGCCTCGTTTAGCAAGGTAATATTCCCAACGGGAATATCCAAAACTACGTAAGCGGAGAACGTCACGAACTTCGTCGTATCGACTTGACCATAAACCGTTTTATCAAAACGGATTACGCCTCGTCGACGCTTCGCAATTCCTGACCCCGACTCTTGGTGCGAAACCTTGAGACGGTGGGGTAGAGCTGGAGACTCAGTAATGAGCTTCCACTCACCGGTTCGGCCGACTTTGCTTAAGTTGATGAATTCTTCTTCAACTCCAGCAGAGTTCTTTATTTCGTTGGTATTTAATGTGCTATTCACAGCATGTTGAGTGCCAGTTTTGATTCACTGGCGTTGGTGGGTCTTTTACCGGACCTACCACGGCTTGGGCGGTACGCACGCGTAATTGCGAGCGCTCCCGCCAAACTCAGCTCTGTCGAGCTGAATTCACTCCCGAATAGGGAGTTGCTAACTGAAGGCATTTCGACGTCACGACGATAAATCGTTTCGACGAGGTCCTTCAGGTATACACGCGGCATTTGGGGTCCAACGACCGTTGGGGAACTGTACTCAAAGTACGTCCTTAGCACTCGCTCGGACTTCCAGGACCACATGTATCTTGATATGCCAATTGCAGGTTCCATATTGATCACTGCGCGATCGTTCAGCCATCGGCTTACGCCGAGAAACCAATCGATCACGAAGGACCAGGGCAAGGCGTTCCAGATTATCGCGGGGTTAAGGTTAACCCCTAAGATATCTAGTAGGCCAAGTAAACGAGCATGCTCGTTTTGGTATTGAGTAAACTTGTAAGAGTACTCAATTTCAGCATGGAATGTAGACGGGGTATTCACAAGACACTCTCGTGTCACCCGAAGCTGAGGAGCTAACGCTCTATAACAGATGCCAGTAGAACCGGATACTATGTACCCGGCGAACTGGTCTAATTGTAGAGACATTAACTGCACTCTATTCGCTCCGGTGAACTGTGAAGGAACAAACTTAAAGGTATAATGCCTTTTTTGTAACCGTCCCTGCTCGTTAACAAGCTTGTTCATACGCTTGCTAACGGAGACTAATGCATTGTATATACTCTGCATGTCTCTAAATAACGGTAAGAGGTTGAATTGCGCTTGCAAGTAACCATCTGCCGTTGAATGGAGTATCTCTCGAAGGGTCAGTCCACAGGAGGGGTCAAAAGTTGACCTCACCAGACCGAACCAATTACCAAGTCTACGACTAAGCTCTTTACGTGCTAGAACGGGGTTTTTAATCCCGTCAAACCACGAGACGTCCCGCCCTTTATAGGAGCGAGCGCCTAGGATCTTAGATAACGTATTCCTAATATTCGAGAGTGTATGGGGGAGAGACGCAAAGTCTTTCAGCTCAATAATTGAGTTGATTAGCGATACGTCGTTCTTAACGTGAGGGAGCATGGCCCGCAAGGACCGTTGCACCAAAACGTTAAGCCCAGTCGGCTTGGGCACGAAGCTCAATGTTCCGATATTGGTCTCCATCATACTAGGAAGGCCTGCATTATGCAGACCGAACACTCCAAACGCGTCTGTGAACGCACGGTAACCGGCAACGACCTCACGGTCAATGCCGCCGTACGAAACAGCGTAGCCGGGGTAATACCCGGCTACGGAATTGGACCACCAGGGAATGACGTTAAAATCATCCCCGGCGCGAGGCTCTACCACCCTACTTTCATAGGATTGGCAAGGCTTCCATACGATTCGACCATCGGTATCAAGGCGCCCAATATGGGCGTTATTGTTCTCGACGGTCCCAAGATCCGTATCCAGGAACTTCTTATACAGCCGAATATATTCCGGCGTGTGGTAGGATAGCGTCCCGTTTAGGGCTTGGTTAGGGATTGAAGGGCTGAATAGTTTCCATACTAAACAGCTTGAAACCCTAGGTTTCTCGTAGTCCTTTAGTTCGCGTAATCTGTACATATCAAGGAGCATCGGGGAGCTACCCCGATCATAGACCTCAAAAGAGGCCGTAGCTCTGGATCACTAAGAGGTAAGGTTCCGACGCATCACTGCGTCCGCACCCGACATTAGCGTAGTGAAGAGATTAATCAACACGAGGAGACCCCGAAA